TAGTCGGTCCGGCTGCGTTTTTAAATTTGTCTGGCAGTGGAGTGCCATTTACCATCAAATTCATAAATGCAGTTCTGTATTCAACTGTATCGTACATGTCGACCGGCTCTGCAGCTCCTGTCATCTCTCCAGCTCCAATTCCGACCACCGGAGCCGGAACCTGAGACATCGCTCTCAGATTGGCTGCTGCCTTTGACTCGTTTTCAAACTGCTCATCCAGCGCAGTGATGGCCTGCATCTTCTCGTTAGCCTCGTCCAGGCTACCAGCCTCAATTAATTTCTCTGCCTCTCCATAAAGGGCCTGTCTTTTTTCTAAATACTCCGTTCTGTTCATTTACTTTTCTCCTCTCAGATTTAAAAGTTTTAATTTCATGGCTGCTTTATTTTTCTGCATTAAAATATCCGGCTCTGGCGGAGTCGGATTCTTAATGAGATTTTTAATTTTTTTAAGTGTTTCCTCCGGAAGGAGCCCAAACCCATTCCGAAGCTCCGGTGCCTGTTCCGTAAACATAACCTTGTCAATGAAACCATATTCTACCGCCTGAGCGGCAGCCATATAGGTCTCCCGATCCATCAGGCCCTGAAGTTCTTCCTGTGTCATGCCAGTTTTGGCCACGTAGGCATTAATGATTGACTCATTGGCCGCCCTTAGTGCTTCGGCCGTATATTCCATATCCCTGTAATCTCCGGAAGACCATGTTTTGACGTTATGAATCATAAACATGCCAGTTGGGCTGATCTCCGACTCTCCCGCCTGGGCAATGACAGACGCGGCGCTGGCTGCAATTCCCAAAATTTTGATTTTCACTTTTCCCGAATAGCCCCGGAGGAGCGTATAAATTTCAGATCCGGCAAATACATCACCGCCAGGAGAATTGATGTGAATCTCCACATCCTCTCCGCCAGCATCCCGCAGCGCATCGGAAATCTTTTTAGGACTGGTTGCTTCCATTCCCAGCCAGTCATAAATCCACTGATTATTGCTGTTAATAATCTCGCCCTTGATATCAATCACTCTCACTCGTTCCACCTCCTTTCAATTTCTCCAGAATTTTTTCCTTGGTTTCTGCAATATTCTCCAGTGTCATGCTATCAAGAAGCGCTTTTACGCCGTCCACCGTCTGAGTGTCGAGTCTCCGAAGCGGCTTATCTCCGTCCTTAACCGGCGACAGGTTAAATGTATCTCTCCACTCATTCGGAGTCAGAGCACCTCGATCCACCATCGCCTGCAGGGCAAGCTTAGTGCTCAGGCTGGCGCACTGCAGATTAGCTGCGTCAAAATAAATCCGGTTCCCAAACCCGCGCTCTTTTCGTGTGAACAGCTTCCTAGTAAATTCCTCCGCCATCTGAATGGCAACCGGCTCAATGACAATCTCAAAGTAACTATTCCATTCATCCTCTGCGTAGGCAGATGATACAATCTTTTCATTCGTATTAAAAAACGAATAAATTCTTTTCTCTGTGGAAGACATCTGCAGGGCATTGGGGACATAATCTTTCGGTTCAATCCGGGTTGCGTCTGCCTTCGCATCCACGCCGGCGGCACCAAACGTACTGCTGGAAACGCTCAAGTAGTTGTCCACAAACTCCTGCACATTTTTCTTTAAATCCTCCGCCCGCATCGGGGTGGAATATTTCAGCAGCCAGCGAATCACTCCGCTGTTTCGGATAGCCTTAACGATACCCTGGTCTGTGGTGTTGACAATCTCCATCAGCTGGGACAGGGCCGGCGCCGGAGAAGTTCCAAAAATGTCATTCTCATTGAAATCATTCCGGATGTGGATGATTTCCTCATACGGGAATGTGCTTATTTTCCCGTTTCGGAATGTAAATTTCAGATACAACCGCTCGCCTATATAAACGCTTTCTGCCAATACGGCAGGAATCGGATACAGCTGCTGAGGCAGTCCGTTTTCATCTCGTACAATGAGAAGAAATGCGTTGTTGTTAAGTGCAAGCTGTGTTGCCAGCTTTTCCAAAAGTACATGTCCTCCCATGTACGGGTTAGGCTCCTCCAGCAGAAAACGGATATAGGGTTCCGGATTGACATCTACTTTTCCGCCGAATCGTCTCACATGCTTGGCTGTGAGCTTTCCGATTGCCTTTGCGTATGGCCGGATACAGGCTCTGACGATGTCACTGTCATAGATATTCCCATTCCAGGCGGCATACACATTTCCTGTGTCGGTAATCATAGAAAATGCCGTTCTGGAGCCGACATTCAAAAATGCTCTCACTCTTTCAACTATTTTCACTCATTCACCTCCCTTCTTAGATAAGGCTCTGAAGCTCGTCCATTTTGTCCTGCAAAACTTTGTAGCCGTCAATCAGCGCCAGGGTTCCGTCAATTCGGTCTCTGGAATCCAGTCCCTTAATCGGCTGGATATTACCATTCACATCTGTTTTTACATTGGTATTAAAAAAGCACCACTTATCAATCGGATGGTCTCCATATATGACTTTCTTCGCCTGCAGGTCGGCTTTCAGATCCTTCATGGGCTGGCTGAGGGTAATCACTCCCTGGCGTACCGGAATCATGGATTTTTCACCAAACTCCATCTGAAATTCCCTGAGAAGAGAATCATCCATATGCCACGGATCGTATCCGATGTACAGAATATAGATATCTTCCTGGTCCCTTAATTCGCAGAACCAGTCAAGCATCACTCTCTTATCCACCTTATTTCCTTCCACAGTCCGCAAAAGGCCCTGGTCTTTCCACAGCTGATAGGGCACACTGTCTCGGCCTTTTCTGTCGCCGGAAAGCTCCTCTTTATCAAGCACCGCCTGTGGAATCCAGTACATCTGCCGAACGTAAATCTTCGGATCATCTCTTCTCATGCAGAGACATTTCGCAGCATTCAAATCCACGGAATCCGCAGCATCCATTCCACCGACTCCGTACCGGAATCCGGTTCCCACCTCTTCCGTATTTTCAAAATCCTCATACCGGAGCCAGGCAGCTGCCGAAGTCTGTTTCATGTTAAAGTCCTTGACCATAACCGTCGGCTTAAATGTGTCGTCGTCCTTGCCTTTCTGCACCATCTGACGAAGGTAGTCCATGGATTTTATGGTCCCAAGCCCTGGATTCGCCTTGATCCAGCATTCTTCCTTATCCCATTCTTCCATGCTGTCCAGCTCGTAAATAAACGGCAAGAACCGGACATTGTTTGCTTTTCCGGTCAAAATATCAGCAGCATATTTATACTGGGCATCAAAAATTCCTTCTCGCACAAATCCGTTGGTTGTGATACAAAAAAGGAGTGGCTGTGCACGTGCTCCCATCGACTGCTTTACCAGGTCGTAGATATCTCTGTTTTTAATGGCGGCCAGCTCATCAATGACACCGCAGTGAGTGTCCAGTCCATCAAGGCTGTTTGCATTGCTGGCAAGAGCCTTAACAAATCCCATGTTGAGGTCGCAGTAAAGATCCGCAGCTCTCTTCCGGATATGCTTTTTTAAGAGCGGAGACTGCCGCCTCATTTTATCCGCCGCATTGAAACCAAGCTTCGCCTGGTCTAACATGGTGGCCACATTATAAATCTGCGGAGCACCTTCTCCATCATTAATCAGCATGTCCAGCTCTACGGCAGCCGTCTCTGTGGTTTTTCCATTTTTTCTGCCCTCAATAATCAGCGTTTCATTGTATTGTCTCAGGCTATTGTCATCGACAAACCCAAAAATCGCCTGGAATCTGGCTTTCTGAAAAAGCTGCAGTCTGAGCGGTACGCCGAGCTTTCCAGTGGGCTGCTTGCAAAACCGCTCTATAAATTCAATATGGCGATTTGCGATATTCTCATCAAAATGAAATTCCCCTGGATTTATAAACTGCTCCATCAGGATATCTGAGATCCGTTTCATTTTTTCGCAGGCTACTATTTTTCCATCCAGAATCCCGCCAAAATATTTTTCTAATTCCGTCAACCTTTACCACCGCCCAGGAACTCCAGGAGCTCATCTGATTCCCGATTTTCTTCCGGAAGGAGATCTGTGAGCTGTTTAATGATTTTCTGGTAGGATGTATTCATAGTGTTATAGAGATCAGCAACTGGACGTTTCCGCTCATAGGGTTCCTGCCGGTCGCCCTGGCGAAACATCTCCACAAAACCATCTTGGTCTAAGTCTGCCTCAAAGTCTTCCAGCGAAGCGCGCATAAAAGCAGCCCTTTTAATGAGGCCTTCCACGGTTTTCTTTTTATTATCCGGTACGCTGACAAAAATCTGATTAAGTCTCCGTTCCTCTTTTTTGATCCGCTTGCTTTTTTCCAAATCATCTCATCTCCTTCCAGAACCCCTCAAAAGGGAGGGGGTACTCAACATCTCATCCGTAAAATTTGACCTAGGGGGCACGGTGAAAAAAATCCCCTCCTATTCTTCAAAATAGGGGGGGATTGTCACTTTTATCTTTTGATTTTCGGAATCGGACAGCCGTTTGTATCAAACTGATACCGCTTCTCTTCTTTCGGCCCACGGTCCAGGAAGTGTCCCTCTTCCCGGTCGTGGCATGGCTTGCATACATATTCCAGAAGATTGTGATTGAGAGCTATCATCGGATCGTCAATGTTGTCCGGCGTCAACAATACCTTGTGGTGGACGTAGTAGCCTAACCTCTCACGGCATATCTCACACAATCCTCCATCTACTGCCCGTCTTTGCTCAATGTAGCTTTTACGACATTTACGCCAGGAACGGCTCTTATAGAATACCTTCGCGAATTCTTTAGCCATACTTCCTCACTCTGCGTCTTAATTTTTCAAGACCTCTTCTATAACATCTCGCTCGTCTGTCAATTACTTCTTTTAAGTCTTTGTTCTCTTTCGCGAATTGTTTATGCCTTTCTAATAATATTTGCAATTCTTTTACTTTGCTATAGTGTTTTTCACAGTAAGATATGAGACTTTGAATTTTTTTATATTCTCTCATTAATTCCACCTCCTTTCCCTTACCATTATATAAAATGCGGGAACGGATTTCGCCTACCATAAAAGTCCTATATTTAGTGAATAATTCACATCGTTATCAACATATTGTGGATAACAAAAACACCCGGCACTATGACCGGGTGAAAAAATAGGAGGTAAACATGTGGATTGCAGGAGAAGGACTCGAACCCTCGACTTCCGGGTTATGGGCCCGGTGAGCTGCCGCTGCTCTACCCTGCTAACGGATTCTCCGGGAATCGAACCTGGGACTTGATGGTTAACAGCCATCTGCTCTACCGACTGAGCTAAGAATCCTTACCGCCCGGTTTCCCAGACGGCTATTTAGGTTAGGCTCTTATTGGAGGTACAAAAGCCTCTGGCCGAATCGCCCTCGGCTTCCATTT